TGAAGTAACAAAAGGTTATGTACCTGAACGTGATGTATGCTTTGTGCCATTTGGTGATTTCAACGTAATTGATGCTGTAGTCAAGTCAAAGAAGTTCATGCCTGTTGTAATTACTGGTGATTCTGGTAATGGTAAAACAAAGATGGTTGAACAAGCCTGTGCAAAGAACAAGCGTAACTTCTATCGTATGAATATCACTGTTGAGACTGATGAAATGGATATTCTTGGTCACTATAATCTGATCAATGGTGAAACAATTTGGGAAGATTCGCCTCTTGTTGAAGCAGCAAAAACTGGTGGCGTTGTATTGCTTGATGAAATCTTTGCAGGAAATCCAGCCAGAATGCTTGCACTTCAAGGCATCCTCGAAGGTAAACCATTCCTAGTTAAAAAGACTGGTGAGAGAATCATGCCTGTTGAAGGTTTCAACATCATTGCAACTGATAATACAAAAGGTAATGGTTCAGATACTGGACGTTATATTGGTACAAACATTCAGAACACTGCATTCCTTGAGCGTTTTGTAATGTGTATTGAGCATGACTATCCATCAAAAACAAAAGAAACGAGAATGCTTGATAAGTATATTGAAGCAAAATCAATTCCAGTTGATGATGATTTCTTTTCTGAGAAGCTTTGTCAGTGGGCAGAAGTGACTCGAAAGTCCTATAAAGATGAGGCAATTGATGAAATGATCACAACTCGCCGGTTGTTCCATATACTCGATATTTATTCTGTTTTGAGAGATAAAGAAAAAGCAATTTTATACGCAATTGCTCGTTTTGATGATGAAGTTCGTGATGCATTTATCTCACTTTACAAGAAAATTGATGATACTATTTTCGATGATAATCATGAACCAATTGATCCAAATAACATGATGTCTACTGAAGATGTTATTCAACTTGCCTGGGATGAATTTTCAGACCACTTTAACCAAGTTTCAATAAGTGAAAGTAAAAAGAAGTTGTCAGATCAATTATCAAACAAGGCATTGGAATATGCATTCCGTGCAGTGCAACTTGAAGAGGCAAAGACCTATATTAAACAAACGTATGATCGAACAGATCCTAAAGATGTAGCTAATGGTAAAGAATATTTTAAAATGTTATTCAACTTTATCATTGAAGGGTTCTATGACCATGTAGGAGAAGATCATCCTTATTTCAGAAAGGGTAGAACAAATTGGTCTGCTGTTGAAAATCCAGAAGGATTTTACGCCGATGTAGTTTTGAAAGTGCAGCAAGAAATTATTTATTAATAATTTTAAACTCACTAAATAGTAGAGAATTGAGATGATTCTCTACTATTTTAATTATTAATTTTAATGGAGTTTTTATGGCTGAAGAACAATCCCAACAACCTCAAGATTCTGGTATGAAACAGCAACTTGAACCAAAAGACTTTGAAGGTAAAAGTCTAATGGTTTGTATGCCTTGCTATGGTGGTCAAATGATCGCTGAGACTGCATCCAGATTGATTGACTTAAATACATTGTGTTCTTACTTTGGTATTAAACTACAATGTAAATTTATTATGAATGAAAGCTTGATTCAAAGAGCAAGAAATTATTTGACACACTATTTTGAAGTATCAGACTTCACACATATGATGTTTATTGATGCGGATGTTGTTTTTGATCCTCGTGACGTATTACATCTACTTTATCTCTCTGATGAAGAACATGAAATTATTGGTGGTCTATATCCCAAGAAACATATTCTCTGGCCAAGAGTAGATAAAGCTGCAAGCATTGAAGGATTCTTAGATGATCCACATAAACTTGCCGATTTTGGTGGTGATTTTGTTTTCAATCCCGTCAATCGTGGTGAAATTGAAATCTTCAAGCCAGTTGAAGTTCTCGAAATTGGAACCGGATTCATGATGATTCGAAAGTCTGCACTTGAAAGATACAAATCAGAATTTCCACAATACGAATATAAACCAGATCATAATCACTCACCTGATTTCAATGGTTCAAAACTCATTACTGCTTATTTTCATTGCGACTTTGACCGACCAGATACAACAGGTGGTCAAACAAATCGTCTACTATCTGAAGATTATTTCTTCTGCCAAATGTCTCGAAAAGCCGGCACTAAAATTTGGGCTTGCCCTTGGATGCAACTAAGCCATGTTGGTACTTATGTCTACCGTGGTTCTGTCCAAGCACTAGCTGCAATGGAACATGTATTGTCAACACAACAAACAATACAAGATGTTCCTCAAGTTGAAATTGATATTAAACCTCCAGCGGCAGAGGCTGCATAAAAGCCTTGACATTGATTTAATATTATGTTATAATACAGGGCGCCTTTGCGCCCTTTTATTTTTTGATCATTATTATATACGAGGTGATTATTATGGAATTATCAAAAGCTGATTTACATCTACTCTCAAACTTCTCTTCAATTAACCAATCAATATCCTTTAAAGAAGGTGTAACACAAAGAACAAAGGCAGATTCTGGCAATGTATTTGCCATTGCCGAATTCAATCTCGATTTTCCTAAAGAGTTTTGTATTTTTGATTTAAATCATTTTATCAATGTGTTCAGCCTTGTCCAATCAACTGGCGATGTTGAATTATATTTTCCTGAAGATGAAGAACATTTGATTATTCGTTCTGACAAAACTGAGCAGGGTATTCGTTTTGCGGATCCTGAAATCATTGCGGAATTTGATGATACAAAAGATTATAACATTCGTAAGCCAGATGCAGAATTTGTATTGACTGAAGATATGCTTGCATATGGCATCAAAGCTACCAATGTAAACGGCTATCAGCATCTAGCATTTGTTGGAGATGAAACAGAAATCTATATGGTTTCAAATGATTTTTCAAATCCAAGTGCAGAGAAGCATAGCAGGAAACTTGACCAGAAAAATAATGGTGAACCATTTGAAGCAATCTTTGATATTGCTAAACTAAAAATGATTCCTGATGACTATACAGTAAAGATTAATTTAAAAGGCGGCGCTCAGTTTACATCAAAGAACCGTTCTTATGATTTCTTTTCTGTAATTGAAAACCCAAATAGGTAATGTAATGAAAGTATATGCAATGAAAATGATCACTGGTGAGGAGGTACTTGCCAGAATTGGTCTTGATGATGTAGAGTTTTGGCAATCACAAAGCAAACTTAGTTTGTCAAACCCATCCGTTTTTGTTCAATCACCTCAAGGTGTTGCCTTAATGCCTTGGATAAATACTGGTGATAAAGATTCAGTAATCACTGTTGAAACAAGTAAAATTGTGGCAATGGTAAAACCAAACAAGGAAGTTGAAAGTGCTTATTTAGGAGCAGTTACAGGTATCGATGTTAGCGCAGAGAAATCACAAATTATACTCTAAGATTTTAATTGGTATTTCAGCACTTTTATTAATGGGTGCTGAACGTGATCCTTTTAACATGTATTCAAATAGTTCTTATTTTAAATATCATGTAAAGAAATGCGTAAGTAAAGCAAAAGATGATGGTTATCTTGAATACATTATACCAGAACTTTATAAAAATAAATTGCCTTATGAACTAGCATATTTGCCGATCATTGAAAGTTGTTTTGAACCTACTGCAGTTTCAGTCAAAGGTGCAAAAGGTCTTTGGCAAATAAATGACCTAACTGCAAGACATTTAGGCATGGAAACTCGTATCTTAATTGATGAAAGATATGATTGGCGAAAGTCAACACATGCTGCAATAAATTATTTAAAGTTTTTGAAAGCAAGATTTCCATCCTGGATACAAGTTCTTGCTGCCTACAATGTAGGTCCTACTTATATCCGTGATCAAATGAGAGAAAAAAATTCTGATAAACTTGGTGATTTAAAACTACCGAGAGAAACAGTAAAGTATATCAATCAGTTTGTTGCGATGATTGATATCTTGCAGAATATTAATCGTAATAAAATATAATGGAGTGAAAATGTCAGAAGAAATTGAAGCAAGTGTGCTACCTTCATCGGAAGAAGACCGAATGCAAATTCAGAAAGTGATTCGAGAAATTTCAAATTGCAAAACAAGAATCGAAGGTGAGAATGATTACATCAAAGATGCCTTGGCTGATTTGTCGAAGCAATTTAAAATTCCCAAGGCAAGCCTAGTCAAACTTGCTAATACCTATCACAAAAGAAATATTGCTGAGGAACGAGCAAAGTCAGAAGAAGTTTTCAATCTGTATGATACAATCTTCAAAACTTCTTGATTTTAATTTTTAAACATGTTATAATGAAAGGAGTCTGCCTATGAAAGGTGGTTCTGCTGCAAAAAGATTTCGTCAGAAGTCTGCTGTGAAACGTCTTGAGAATAACATCAAGGAATATACCGACTTGATCTCAAAGACAAAAGATGAAGATGAATTGAAAAAATTTGGTGATAAGATCAAAAAGCATAAACTCACTATTGAGAACACAAACAAAAAGATGAGTGAGAAGAAGGCCTATTGATTAACA